AAGGCCAAAAAGCTACCGTTAGTGTTTTTGCAGAACTACTAACGGCTAATAAAGAACATCAAATAAATTATACTGTAATCATAACTTTAATCAAACTTTGAATCTATTCTTTTTTCTAGGCTATTTAAATCTTCTTTAGTGGCTGCGCATAAATTTTGGGTTGGCTTAAAAGACAAACCAGAAAAACAGCATCCAAGGAATCAAGATGTAATTGATTGGTTAAGTAATAAAGAATTTGACCCAACTACAGCAAAGCGCATGGCTAGCTTTATTAGGCCAGAATGGGCAAAAAAAGGACCTCCCAAAAAACAATAGGGTCTACCTTAATTTCCTTAATTTTCAATGCGTTATGGCTTTATGAACCCTATTATAAAGAACAATAGGGTCTACCTTAATTTCCTTAATTTTCAATGCGTTATGGCTTTATGAACCCTATTATAAAGAACAATAGGGTTCGGTATCTTATTTAATTATTTAAAAAAACATTCATTATCTGTATTAGATGCAATTGGCATTTTTTATACGGAGATAAACAATGAAAATATTACGTCTTAAAAATGTTTTAAATAAGACTGGTGATTCTAGATCGGGTCTTTATTTAAAAGTCTCTAAAGGTGTTTTCCCTAAACCTATAAAACTTTCAGCCAGATCGGTTGGCTGGCTTGAGAGCGAGGTAGACAACTGGATAGATCAACGGATTGAAGCCACTAGAGGCAACCATAGGGAAAAAATATGAATCACCAAAAAGCTACCTTCAGAAGCAGCACAATTATTGCTATGCAGGCTTTTTCTAGCATACCGAACTTAGCATCAAACTTTGAATCTATTCTTTTTTCTAGGCTATTTAAATCTTCTTTAGTGGCTGCGCCGTCAAATGAGGCATTCAAGGCCTTTACAGCCGTAATTGCTTGGCTTTCTGTGTAGCCCCCAGATAAATATTCTTTGTATACTTGTAATGTATCTATGTGTGCCATTCTTATCCCCATTTATAGTTATTTCCTTAGATTTTACTATACTAAAAACTTAGATACAAGGAATGTATCTATCTGGGTGCGACTAAAAGTGTCACTTATGTAAATTAGATCTAGTCAAAAATTATGGCAGATGTTACAAATAGATATTAACTCAATTTTAGCAGCCATAAATTATGACTAGATCTAATTTACATAAGTGACACTTTTAGTCGCACCCATCTATCTAAGTAGTTCAACCACCAGAAAAGGATTTCAAATGGTAGCTAAAAAGCACACGGATAAGTTAAACGAAATCAAGAAAAATATTGAGCACGCGCACGAATATTTTATAAAGAATGTTAATCGCTTTAATGACTTTATGAAGTTTGTCTTCCAGACTTCGTTATCGTCCGATGACATCACTAAATTAGATGTGCTACAAAAACCTGCAATAGAATTTAACATCTTAGAAGCGATGATTTCAAGGCTAAGAGGCGAGTTCGCGAAACAAGAACCATCAATAGTGGCAAGAGCTGCCGACGGTGTGCGAATTGAAGAGCTAACCCCAGAATTTTTACAAACATTAGAAATAATAGAGGCGCATTTAAGAGAGATTTTCTTTGACGCCTCCAACGATGCACTAGAGTATAACATTTATTCAGACTTATTAGCTGGTGGTTATAGTGTTGTCCACGTTTATACAGGCTACATTAACGAGCTATCTTTTGAGCAAAATATTAAAGTAGAGCGAGTATTCGATCCAACTTTAACTGGCTTCGATCCGTTAGCCAGAGAATCACATAAGGGCGATGGTAATTACTGCTTTCAGTTAATCCCTAAATCAAAAGAAGATTTTGAAGAAGAATTCGGTAAAGGCTCGGCCGACAATATGAAGTTTGAAAGATCGAGCCATGTAGGCGATTTTAATTGGAGCTATTTAAATCAAGATCAAGAAATCATACTGGTTGCCGATTACTACTGCAAGAAAAAGAAGAAAGAGAAGATCGTAAAACTTTCTAACGGCCATACTATTGTTAAAAAACATTATGAGGAATTCCTTAAACTATGGGGTAATCAAGGGTTTATTGAACAAGCCCCCATTCTTATAGATGAAAGAGAAACCATTATCGAAACAATTGATCGCTATATGGTTTGTGAAGATAAAGTACTGTCTCACGAAGAAACATCCTATAAGTTCTTCCCGTTAGTATTTATTGATGGCAATAGTGTGGTAATTAGAGAAAACGAAGATGGTGCATCAATGCAGATGACCAGGCCTTTTGTTTATCATGCTAAAGGTGTGCAACAACTTAAAAACTTCTCAGGACAGACCGTTGCTGCCGAAATTGAAAACATGGTGCAACATAAATTTATGGTAGCAGTTGAGTCTATACCAGAGGATTATGCGGACGCTTATAAAAACGTACAGCAAGCATCTACGTTGGTTTATAACGCATTTTATAAAGATAATCCAGAGCAACCATTACCGCCCCCAAGAGAAGTTCAACGAACCCCTACTCCCGACATTGTTAATATGACTTTTATGGGGACCGATCAGGTTACCCAAACTATATTAGGTACGTATGATTCCATATTAGGAACTAACGATAAGCAAATATCAGGGGTCGCCATACAGCAAGGAGCAATGCAATCTAATGCTGCGGCCATTCCTTATTTACAGGGCTATATTAGAGGCTTAAATAGGGTTGCCCAAATAGTTGTTGACTTAATTCCTAAGTATTATGTAACGCCTAGAAGCTTACCAGTAAAGGCGCCTGACGGTAAGCGCTCTTACCAAATTATTAATCACCCAAATAATCCTGAAAGCGTAGACTTTAGTTACAACCCAAATAGTTTACAGATTAAGGTTGAAGCAGGGGTTAGTAGCGCAGTACAAAAACAAGTAGCGCTTGATCAAATAATTAGAATGATGCAGTCCAGTCAATTGTTTGCTGAGTTTATTAATACTATGGGGCTAGAAACAATTCTAGATAACATGGACATTAGAGGTATTGAGGGGCTTAAGGCTCAAGCCGTTCAGTTTATGAAGCAATTAGAAGAACAAAAACAACAACAAGCACAGCAAGGCAATCCTGAAGAAACCGCAATGCGTGAGCAAACTGAGGCCATTAAACAAATTGAGATGGCTAAGATTCAGCAACAACAACAAAAACAAGAAGGAGAGCTAGCTATCCAAGCTGCTAAAGTTGCTAATGAGAAGACCTTAACTGATGTTAAGTTTATGCAGATTATGGCGCAAATTAATCAGAACCAAATCAAACTTGGAATTGAACAAGAAAAGGTTGATTCCGAAAATGCTAGAACTGCGGTGGAGCATGTAATTAAAAGTGCAGAAATAGCCCACAAACATAGGGAAGAATAGTGTTAGACAAGGGATATGTCTGCGTTTTGTCGGATTGTAAAGATGCGATAAGGGATTTGATTGCAAAGGGTCAACAGGTAGATGCAATTGTTACTGACCCGCCGTATGAACTTGGGTTTATGAACAAAGGCTGGGATAAGTCTGGCATTGCTAATGATGTCGAGTTATGGAAACTATGCCTAGAGGTATTAAAGCCAGGTGGCCATTTATTAGCGTTCGGCGGTAGCCGCACTTATCATAGGATGGCCTGTGCAATTGAAGATGCCGGGTTTGAAATTCGGGATCAAATCATGTGGGTTTATGGAAGCGGTTTTCCTAAAAACTTAAATGTTAGCAAGGCTATCGATAAGATGGCTGGTGCTGAAAGAGAGGTTATAGGCGTTTTAAAAAGTAGCCAAGATATAAAGGGGAACGCTGGGTTTGGCAGTGAAAAAAGCAAGCTTAAAGAAAGGATTGATATTAACATAACCACGCCGCCAACATACGATGCCAAAAAGTGGGATGGCTGGGGTTCTCAATTAAAACCAGCACACGAGCCAATAATTGTGGCAAGAAAACCACTAAGCGAAAAGAATATAGCAAGTAACGTGCTAAAACATGGTACTGGCGGGATTAATATCGATGGGTGTCGGGTTGGAACAGAAACTAGAACGTATCAAAGTATGAAAACTTTAGGGGTTATGCACGATGATAATTGGGTGTCAAGGCAATTTAAATCGACCGTGTCAGGCCGTTTTCCAGCAAACTTTATCCACGATGGTAGCGAAGAGGTAGAAGCAAGTTTAGGTTCGCCGTCCCGCTTTTTCTATTGTGCTAAAGCGTCGTCCGCAGAAAGAGGCCAACATAACAATCATCCCACTGTAAAACCAATTAAATTAATGCAATACTTATGTAGACTAGTTACACCGCCTAATGGCGTTATACTCGATCCGTTTATGGGCAGCGGTTCAACTGGAATTGCTGCTAAGCTAGAGGGATTTAGGTTCATAGGAATTGAAAAGCAACAGGAATATATGGATATTGCGATTAAAAGGATAGCGAATGACAACTAAATCACATACCTTTCCGCCATTAAAGCCGCTGCCTCTGATTACTTTGGAGCAATATGAGATTCTTGAGTTGAATCAAGATTTAGGTTATAAGAATCTTTTAGCTGACGCTAAATTTGAAGAAGAAAGAAGTAAACTATTTTTAAAGGATTAATAAAATGTCAAAACTAACAACTAACGCCAGAAAGAAATTAAAACCAAAAGAGTTTGCATTACCCAAATCACGTAAGTTTCCAGTGCCTGACAAATCTCACGCTGCCAATGCTAAGGCTCGTGCATCTGAGATGGAGCATAAGGGTAAAATATCTAAAGAAACAGAAGAAAAGATAGATGCTAAGGCTAACAAAGTTCTTAAGGTAAAGAAAAAGAAATGAAAAACGAAGATGAATCGGTACCTGTAATAACAGAAAAATCCGAAGATGAAAAGGTAATCGAAATTGCAGAAGATTGCGTTATCCTTTTAGATTATGCGCCTACTGAGGCTGAACTTGCCGAATTTCACCGAGAATCTTCAGTTGAATATTGGCGTACTATAGAATTACCGCCATCGCCTAAATATAAACCTGGTTCACCATAAATTTTAACAAACAAGGAGAGTTACGATGCCTACTGATAATCAACCTAAAAGCATTACGACTGTATTAAATAAACTTAAAGCCGAATTACACGAAGCCATGGCTAATTTCCATGCTAAAATAGATGCCATTGGACATCATGTGGAAGCCGAAGCCCCTAAGATTGAATCCGATGTTGCTAGCGCAGTTTCTAATATTCAACCGGAAGTTGCGGCCGCTGTTTCAACTGTAGAAGCTGTTGAGCCTGTTGTTAACACTGTAGTTGGTGTTGTTGCTCCAGAAGCATTACCTATTGTTGAGGGCGTGGAAAGCGCTGTATCTACGGTAGCTAGTGTAGTTGACGCTCCTAATTCGCCAGCTAAAAAAAAGCTTAGAATATAGTATTAAGCGCATATACACTAACATAAATTATTAGTGTATATGCTATTTTTTATCATTCATTATGCGCCTACTATATAAGAATGAATAAAGAACATTATACGGAAGCAGATTTTATAACGTACGAGGTTTTAATTATTTTAGAAGCGAAAATTGAAAAAGCTAGAGAAATTGCCATTAACTTATTAAATGCTGGCGTAAGCCCAGAGATAATAAGTAAATGCTTGGGCTTGTCTATAGAAGAAATAGAGGAATTACCAAGATATGATGGGCGGAGAGATTAATTATTTATTATAATGCCACCTACATTGAGCAATATAGATTATGTCTTTATCTAATGTATAAACTAGGCGATGTTCTTCATTAATTCTTCTTGCCCAAAAGTTGCCATTTTTATATTTTAATGGCTCAGGCTTACCAATACCAGAGAACGGGCTACGTATAATATCTTTAATTATGCCATTAATCTTTTTTAATATATTTTTATCAGTTGCTTGCCAATATAAATACTCATTCCACGAAGATTCAGACCAAGAAACTATCATTTTTTAGATTTTTTCTTGCGTGTATTTTTTTCTATTTCTTTAATTGATTTCATCAAAGCCAAAGCATTATAGGGGCTGCTCATAAGATGTGCTGTTTCTTTTACACTATTCCATTCTTGTTCGGATACCAATACGGCATTGCTTTTTTTGCCTTTAATATAAATTGGTTTATGCCCATCAGATATTTCATTAACCAAACTATATAAATTTTGTCTTGCAGCACTTACGCTTAAAATTGTCATATAAAACCTCCATAATAGCAATCCCAACTATACTACAAAACGTACGGGTTTTACAAGTGTTAGTAGAGGAACTACCTAGGTTTGATGCTCGCCAATAAAAAGAACACTTTGTTATTGACACGCCCTAAATAAGTCTGATATTCCCAAAATCCTGTGCAAACATTGCG